CACCTTCGGTGATGAGTTGCGTGAATCCAGTGAGAAGGATCCCAATATAGAAGCAGTTGGTATTGGCGGTCAGATCTACGGTAAACGAGCAGATATGATTATAGTAGATGATGCTGTAACTCTATCTAATGCAAATGACTTTGAACGACAGATCAAGTGGTTAACCCAGGATGTTAGATCCCGTCTTAACCCTACTGGCAAGTTAATTATCATCGGTACCCGTGTAGCCTCCGTAGATTTATATAAAGAGTTGCGTAACCCCGATAGATATCCTGGTGGTCTAGTACCTTGGACCTACCTAGCAATGCCAGCATTATTAGATGCCAATGAGGATCCCGATCAGTGGGTTACTTTATGGCCAGCCTCTGATCAGCCCTTTGATGGGCAAGAGGACACAGACAAGAATGAGGAAGGTCTATATCCTCGCTGGTCTGGTAGAAACTTATTCAACGAACGTCAATCAATGGATGCTTCAACCTGGGCTTTGATTTATCAGCAACAGGATATATCAGATGATGCAGTATTTGATCCAGTATGTGTTAGAGGATCTATTGATGGTATGCGAAAGAGCGGTGGATTAAATGCCGGTTATCCAGGTCATCCTAAAGATACTCAAGGCTTCAGTTATATTTGCGGTCTGGACCCTGCAATGGTTGGTGACACTGCTGCTATTTGCTACGCTATTGATCGTGCTACCAATAAGCGTTACATTGTTGATGCTATTAAGATCTCTAGACCGACTCCAGCGCAGATCCGTCAATTAATATTTGACTGGACAGAGCTATACAAGCCTAGCGAATGGATAGTAGAGAAGAACGCTTTTCAATCCTTCTTAACACAGGATGAAGGTATACGCCAGCATCTAGCTACTCGTGGAGTTGTACTCCGTGAGCATCATACTGGTAACAATAAGTGGGACTCAGGATTCGGTGTGGCTTCTATGTCCACACTGTTTGGTACCAAGCAGCACGATGGCAAACACCACAGAGATAATCTGATTCATTTGCCTAGTGATCAAACTGAAAATGTCAAGGCTCTAATAGAGCAGTTGATTACTTGGTCACCTAATACCAAAGGCAAGACCGATATGGTTATGGCTCTTTGGTTCTGTGAGATCAGGGCAAGGGAAATGATCAACTATGGTCAGTACCAACACCACCATATGAAAAATCCTTTCCTATCCAATAGAGAAAAATCTAAACGGATGGTGATCAATATAGACGAACTACTATTACAAAAAGACAAGACTTTTATCTAGGAGGACCAAATGGCACTACCACTTATAGTCGCAGGAGCTGTAGCAAGGGCTGGTTTAAAAAAACTAGCAACAACTGCTGTTAAAAAAGCCGGATCTAAAGGCGGCACTAAGGTAGGCCAAAAAGTAGGCAAGAAGGTTCTTGAATCTACTAAGGCTCCAAAGTATCCATCAGCTAAAGGTAAAACCGTAAAAAGTAAAGTTGACGGCAAAGTTAAAACAACATCTGAATCTGGTCGTAAGACAAGCAAGAGTGCAAAAGAAGTAGAGTACAAAAAGAAAAATCTTACTGAAGGACAACGCTTAGGTTCATTTAAAGCCCAAGAAACAAAACGTACTAAGGCTGTAGTTACTAGTGCAAGTCGTGCAAGAGAAGCGGCAGCACCTATTATTGGTAAAGAAGTAATTAAGAAAAGAGCCTCCCAAGGAGTTGCAGCAATTGCATTAACAGATGCTGCTATCCAGAGAAATAAGAATAAAAAGAAACAAGGTAAATAATTGCTAACACCAAAAGAAGTAATCGCTAAAGCTGGTCGTATACAGACCAGATATGCAGCCCGTGATCAACGGATGCGGGATGTTCTTTCTGTGCGCCAAGGTGATATATCAAAAGTATATCCATCTATGTTCTCAGAGGAATACCCAAAACCTTTAGTTGCTAACTTCGTAGATGTAGCAGCCCGTGACTTAGCAGAGGTAATGGCACCACTGCCATCCTTTAACTGTGCCGCTACCAATATGGTATCTGATACTCAACGCCGTGCTGCTGATACTAGAACTCGTATCGCTAACTTTTATGTAACCTCATCTGATCTACAGATCCAGATGTACCAAGGTGCTGACTGGTTTAATACCTACGGTATGTTGCCAGCGATGATTGAGATGGATTACGAAACTAATAATCCAAGAATCCGTCTATTAAATCCTTTTGGTGTTTATCCAGAGTTAGACCGTTATGGTCGTTGCGTTTCTTTAATTCAAGTTGTTAATACAGATGCAGAAACCTTAGCTGCTCAATACCCAGAGTATGCAGATGTCATCCTTCCTAAGAATAGATGGCAACAAGGTTCTCCTGCTTTATCTCTAGTTCGCTACCACGACAAAGATCAGGATATGATCTTCCTACCAGAACGCCAGAATCTAATTCTAGGTAATGTTCCTAACCCAGTAGGTAAGTGTTTAGCCAACGTTGCTATGCGATCCTCCCTTGATGGTGAGGCTCGTGGTCAGTTTGATGATGTACTAGCAGTTCAACTAGCTCGTGCAAGATTCGCAGTATTACAGATCCAGGCTGCTGAGAAATCCATTCAAGCACCTATTGCTATTCCACAAGATGTACAAGAACTTGCTTTAGGACCAGATGCAATTATGCGTTCTGCTAATCCACAAGGTATTCGCAGAGTTCCACTAGAACTACCAGCAGGTGTATTCACAGAGTCTGGTGTACTAGAGCGTGAACTTCGCGTTGGTGCTCGTTATCCTGAAACTCGTTCAGGTAATATTGATGCCTCTGTTGTTACTGGTCGTGGTGTGCAAGCACTACAGGCTGGCTTTGATACACAGGTTAAAGCAGCACAAGCACAGTTTGCTCGTCTATTTACAGATATGGTTTCTCTATCCTTTGAGGTAGATGAAAAAGTATTTGGTAATATGGTAAAGACAATTAAGGGTAGCGATGACGGCACACCTTATACATTAAAGTACACACCATCTCGTGATATTAAAGGCGAGTATGGCGTAGATGTACGCTACGGTATTATGTCAGGAATGGATCCTAACAGAGCCATTATTGCATTACTACAAATGCGTAGCGACAAGTTAGTATCCCGTGATTATGTCCGCCGAGAAATCCCAATGGAGTTAAATGTTACACAAGAAGAACAAAGGGTTGACATTGAAGAAATGCGTGATTCTCTTCGCGTTGCTGTTGCTCAGTATGCACAAGCTATACCCGCACTTGCTTCCCAAGGTCAAGACCCAAGCCAAATTATTACTAGAATCGCTGATGTCATTCAAGGCAGACAAAAAGGATTACAACTAGAAACTATCATTGCCAAAGCATTTGCACCGGAGCCAGTGGCTCCAGCGCCAACAATGCCTGAACAACAAGTTCCAGTAGCAGGTGCGGCCCCCGCCCCTGCCTCGCAGCCAACTCCAGAACAACAAAGCGGAGCGGCCCCTGCTGCTGGTCAACCTCAACCAGATATCGCACAACTACTCGCCTCTATCGGCGGAGCAGCATAATGAAGGGGGTGAATAAATGAACAAAGGATCAAGAGCAAAGGCTACTGAAACAAAGCCTGTAGAGGGCAAGAATGGAGCACTGCCAACAACTGGAAAAGTATTCTTCGGATACACACCAGCAGGTCGTAAGGGTAAGAAGGCTTAAATTATTTTATTGATAGGAGCGCTGGGTGAATAACGATAATAATCTTAATCGCCCAGTGCGACTGTCTGATTATCTAGTAATAGCATCAGGATTCTTTTTAAATTTAATATCAGTGATAGAAGCACTTGCAGATGATCTGCACCAATTAGCTGTCTATCATTCAACACAGAAGAGCCAGGAAGAAAAAGTCTGGCAACAATTTTCGCAAGATCTAGAAACTTTAAAGGAGGAATAATGGCAAGAGGTCCATTAGCTGGCGCATCAGGCCCAGGCAAATTCTCCAAGAGAACAGATATGAGTTTAGGTTCAACATCATACGGAGAAGGTGGCGAGACTGCCTCACTTAATACGGCAGCACCAAAGTCAAAGACTCGTGGCATTGCAGATAATGTAGGCGGAAGACCTGCTAATCCAATGGCACAAACACCGGTAACTCCATTATTTGCTCCATCACAACGCCCAGAGGAACCTATTACTAATGGTATTGATATGGGCGATGGTGCAGGATCAGAAGCACTTGCTATGCGCCAACCAGATGATACAAATTTTAGAGCATCTATTGCATCTTATATGCCAGTGCTTGCTTATATTTCAGACCTTCCTAACACATCACCAGAAACCCGTAAAGCTATTAGACAACTAAGGGATCAGTTGTGAGTGTATGGAACAGAATCGGTGATGTAGCATCTACTACTGCTAAAAATGCTTTTAAATTTGGCGGAGAGGTAGCAGGATTAGTAACCGCTCCAGCTCGTTTTGCTTTTGATGTGGGAACCGCTCCTTGGAATGATGATGATGAATATAATGGATTTATCAAACCTTTTAAAACTGCAGCAAGTAAAGCAACTGAAAATGTAGTTAAACCTTTTGCTTCTGCTGGTGGTGCAATTTATAAAGTACCAGGCGTTGCTGCTGCTGGTGAATTTTTATATAAAGCAAATCAAGAAGTAATTAGAGAACCACTTACTACCTACCAACTTGTAATGGGAGATGTAGAAGGTGGATTATTTAACTTCTTTGATCCTAATGCTTGGAAAAAAGCATATAAGGGTGCTCAAGAAATATCTCTTGGTCAAGCAGTTGTTGGTGGCGGTATTGCAGCAGGTAGAATGTCTTATGATCCACAGTTTAATATTTATGACCCAAGAGAGCGTGAAGCGGCATTTGAGAATAGTGCTTGGGGTAAAGCAGGTTCAGGAACTATTGATTTTTTTACACAAATATTTGGTGATGTTACTATTGGTGCTGCTAAAGGTATACAAGCCGCTAAAGCAAGTACACTTGGTGTTGGTAAATTAAAAAATGCGGATATGGTTGCTCAGGCAGCAGAAGAAATTACTAAAGCACAATATGGTGTAGATAATCGTTTTACTAAAATATTAAAAGATTTTACGGACAATAATTCTACCTATGCTTTATCTCACCCTATGGTTAAATCTTCATCTAACCCAGGACTACTTGCACATCTATTGGGTGATTCAGTAGATGTAGATGAAACAGCACTTATTCTTCGTTCAGCACTTGGTGACCCAAAAGCCTTAGATGATCTGCGCTTACAAAGGGCATATATCTCTGATGCTTTAGAAGCAGAGCGTGGCAAACTATCAGCAGTAGATGAATTTAAATTATTTGCAGCACCTGATGGTTCAGGTATGCTTCCTTTTTTAAATGATAATAAAGCAGTAACAGATGAGGCTTTAGCTAATTATAGATCCTTAGCAGCAACTGATAAATACTTTGCTGATCTAATGGAGGTAGGTAAAGCTGGTGGTGCGTTAACTCGTACTACTGGTAAAGTATTACAAGGTGTTGAGGACTTTGTTGCTAAGTCAAGATCTTTAAAATTTTACGATCAAGCAGTAGGTGCTCCTAAGGTTGAGGTATTTCAACCTACTCCTTTTCATCGCTTATATCAAAAAATATCTTGGGCAGCAGGAGAACGCCCAGCAGGATTAGTAGATTTTAATGATCCGGATTCTTATAGAGAAGTTGTTGCTAATGTTTCTAGATTAGAAAAAAGGCTTAATTTAACACCAGCCGAAAGCAAGGCTTTATTAGATCCGTATCTTGCCGCCTCTACACCAGAACTGAAATTCCAAGCAACCTTAGCTTTAGAAGGTGCTGCTTTAAGAAAAATTGCAGCAAAATATAATGTTACCGAAGAAATTGCTAATGATATTTATAATAACTATAGTCGTGCTAGAACCTCAGCATTAAAGTCTATTCAAGATAAAGGCTTTATGGTAGATACTGATGGATCTATTTTAAAGGTACCTCAATTAGAGTCTCAGACTGCTAACTTTTTGCCTATAATGGATTTTGATTTAATGGATGATTTATTAAAGCAAAACGCTAGACAGATTAATCTTTTAGGTAATACTAAAAATGCTGTATTTAATTCTTTAGACTTTGTTCAAGATATGTTTAAAGCGGCAGTTCTATTACGTCTAGGTTATACTATTCGTAACACCGTAGATTCTTCTTTGCGTATTGCTGCATCCATTGGAGCGTATGCCCAATTACGTCATCTAGGACCTGGTCTTAAAAATGTAATATACGATAAGATATCTACACCTGCTCGTCTAGTTGATAGATATAGAGCAGTAGATTCTGGTATGACTTTTAAACAAGTGCAACAAGCAAATACTAAAGTGGTCAATGATCTTAACGATATTAAAACTAAGATATCTGCCTTAGAAGCTAAAGCATCTTTAAAACCAGATGACTTAGATATAGCCGGTGAACTTAATACTCTTAAACTTTTAGAAGAAGAAAAACGTGCTGTATATCAGCATTATTCAAAAGTTCTTAACAAATCTAAAAACGTAAAACCAAACCAACGTATAGGTTCTGGATCTTTTGAAGTAACCACATCTGATGGTCAAGTCTATATTCTTGATGATGCTTTTGGTGGACCACTGGGTGATATGTTTAAGCGTATCGCATCCTCTGGTAACTCCTTTGAGCGTATGGTTGATAGTAATACTGATCTATACAAGAATAAACTTACATCTAAGGGTATCGGTGCTGTTAAGCC